TAATTCATCCTGGCAGCCTCTACTATTGACATGATAAACACTCATCTGAATCAGAATCTAAATCTGCTAACGCTTCTTCTTTACACTGTTGACTACAAAACATATCTAATTCATCGTTTGCATCAAAAGCTTCTTTACATTTTTTACATTGTTTTCTCATTTTTTCTCCTCAATATTATAAAACATTTTATCAGAATCTTCTGTCACCCAGTCTCCGCCTTCTGCATCCCAATAAGTATTTTGTACTTTGTAGTCAGGCCAATCGTTATCTGTTGTGTAACTATTAACATGCCAAATGATTCTGTTGTTTGGCTGCGCAGCATAATTGCCGTTTTCAAGTGCTATTATATGTGCACACTTGTGTTCTTGCGGAATTTCAGAATGTTCCGTGTTTAGTATATTAGTCTCTGGATGAGCCCAGTCAATCGTAAATAAGTATTGACCTTTGTAGAATTTTTTATCTTTACCTAGATATTTTCCGTCTATACCAGCCAACCAATCAAAGCAATGCACACTAGGATAATAACTAAAACAATTCCACAGTTGAAGTTCGTTCGTCTGCATATCCGGCACATTGGCTCTGTCATACGATTTTTGGAAAAACGCTGAGATAGGCAAACGCCAAAAGCACGCACCATTGGGTAGCATGATGTTAAATAAGAGTGCGCGACCTGAAATAGAGACCAGACCAAAGATAACGCAGTCACTACTTTCTCCCTGATGTTTTTTAAGATCATAAAGATACTCCTTCCTTATCTTACAATAAATCGGCGGTATGTTAGCATTTAAATAAGCCATAGTACATTATTTTATTTCTCCCCAATTAGGACCAGACTCGTAGTCTACTTTATTTGGTACTTTCAAGTCAACTGCATTTTCCATGATATTTTTTATTTTTTTTGCTTGACTTTCTGATTCTATAGAAAAGTCTAATTCATCATGTATTTGTATATGACCTATTAAACCTTCTTTATATAAATCAACCATTGCTTTTTTAGTCATATCTGCAGCACTACCTTGAATTAATTTGTTTAATGCTTTGTATGTAAATGCTCTTCTATGTCCATTTTTATACCAATAATTTTTCTTAGGTTTTCCATCTTTATCATTAATAACTTTACCATCATCATCTAATAAATGTGGACCCATTTCTTTTAATTCCATCATAGTGTCATGATCTTCTGCAGGTACAAATGTTCCCCAATCAGAACCTCTTAGTATTGGTTCATATTTAGGAAATCTACAACGTCTTCCAAGTATAGTTTTTATCTTACCTCTTTGTTGAGCAGCAGCCATAACTCCATTAGTTAGTTGTTTTACAAAAGGAACATTACTGTGATACTGAGAAAATAATTCATCAGCTTTTTCTTTAGTTACACTTAATTCATTCATTAATTTTGCTTTACCCATACCATAGAATAAACCAAGATTAATTGTCTTAGCTTCTTTTCTATCTATGTTAGCTAATTTAGCTACTAACTTATGAAAGTCTGTATTAGGATCATTATGATATGCTTCTGCAATTGTTTCTGCTGATTCATAATCAAATCTTATACCGTAGTGTGTAACTAATCTTGGTTCTTGCTGTGAGTAATCAAATGTACCCCACTTACAACCTTCTTCAGGTATAAATAAACTTCTTATCAATGGGCCTGTATCTGGATCACGTGCTGGAATCTGTTGCAGATTAGGATTAGAATAACTAAATCTACCTGTAACCGTTCCTCCATCATCAGATCTAATTTGATTGATGTCTGCATGTATTCTACCCTTGTGTTGATGACTTAAAATGGTGTCAATAAAGGTTGTACTGACCTTGTTAATTTTTCTAGCTTCTGCTATCATACGTACTACAGGATGATTATGTGTAGAAATAAAGTTTTTAGTAAATGAGGGAGAGTCTGTCTTTTCAGTTCGGCTATAAGGTAGCTTCAGTTTGTCAAAAACTTCTGCAATCGATCTTGCAGCCCATATTTGAGTATCTACTCCTGTTTCTATTTTTATCTGTTGTAATAAGTTTTCTTCTTTTACTGCCATTACTGTTTTCAATTGATTGGCTTTCTCGATATCTACCCGAACACCTAGGTGGCGCATATCAACTAAACAAGGGAAAAGATCAGTCTCAAGATTAAATATATCTTGTAAGTCTTCTTCAATAATAATTTTTTTAAATCTATTCCAAAGTTCTAAAGTTAGAGCTGCATCTTCTTCTGCGTATCCACCTACTTCACTTGCAGGTAACTTCCACATTTCTGCTTTAGGATCTAGACCTCTTTCTTTAGCTGCTTTGGTAAGTAAAGATTCATTTTTACCTTTGTTTAAATAAACCCAAGATAAAGAATTTAATGAATATTGAAATCTGTTTTCATCTATAAGACTGGCTGCAATCATAGTATCTATAATTAAACCATTAATTTTTATACCAAGATTTCTAATCCAACATACATCGTACATGGCATTATGAAATATTTTTGTAGCAGGTGATTCACAAACATCTTTGAACCACCTCAATACTTTATCCCTATCCATGTTAGGTCCTTCACCATGACCTATTGGAAAATAATTTTTGTATCCATCTACAGCAACAGCTATACCTATAACTTCACCATTACCTATGATGGCCCCTGAACCCAGTTTCTTTAAATCTGGATCACGTGTTTCTAAGTCAATTGCAATCTCATCTGCTTTTCTTAGATCAGGAAATTCTGTAGGTGCTACCCATTCTGTAGTTGGCATCAACATTATTTTTTACCTTTTGTATCTTTCAGTTTTTTAATTTCTAATTCACAGTAATGAATTATTTTCTCTATATCCTGTATTCCATTTTTATTCAAGTACCTGCAAACGTACTTCACAACGTTGCCTTGAAAAAATGAGAGATTATTTTTTGAAATAAACTCATAGGGTTGAATAGGGAAATCTTTGTAGTGACTCCCACCTATCTGCTTATCTTGTGGAAAAGCTTTATCAAACATGTCTTTACTGCTCATATTTTTCTCCTGTTATTTCATTTAAACATTCTTCTGCATTACCATTGAATGTAAATGTCTCATTATTTTTTTCGTAGATAACAAAAAAATTATCTTTTCTTTTTTCTAACTCTATTATTTTTATCATTTTAAAACCTCCATTATGTTAATTATAAAAAATGTTAGTGTTATTGTTATTAGTATGTCACTTGTTATTATTCTCATGTTTCTCCTTTTGTTATAGCAGTTATTGATTCGGCGATGATTGTCTGGGATTCGAGAACCAAATCAATTTTATACGACGCTGCTATACCGCCGCTGAGTAATATCTCTATCCCGTTCTGTTTATACTTATTGTATAATCTAGCTAAAGTGTTTGTATTCATTCTTTTTTGTTTTACCTTTTAATTTATATAAATTGTTTCTTGCACGTGTTGCTCCTACGTACCAAACTCTATGTTCCTCATCATTTTTTTCATCACTTTTTTTAACTGACTTCTTTATTGTTCTTCCTAAATCTAGACATAAAATAACATTATCTTCTTCCCCACCCTTAGCTGCATGAATTGTAGAAGCATATATACGAGCATCTTCATCTAAATTTTCACCATTTATAATCATTTCTTTAATATATATTCTGTCTGATAATTTAGTTTGTTCAAACGCTTCAAACCAATCTACATTATTATTCCATTTTTCTTTTGGTAAACCAGTAAATTCAGCTATCTGTTTTATTTCTTTATCTTCTAATTCTATTCCTCTACACCATGAATTATAGTGTACAGATGAATTATATAATCTTACAGGAAAACTTTTACCTTTGTTACTTTGATAATATAAATTTCTTTTTCTTAATTCTTCAGTGATTTGCAATAATCTATGTGTTGTTCTAGTTAATATCAAATATCTATTTTTTGTTAAATCTATTTGATCTAAGTTATTTATTCTCAAACACTCACCTTGATAGTTTCTTGGATAATAAATTTTTTCTTTTCTTAAACCTTTAATTCTTTCTAATGGTAATTCAGATTCTTCTTGAACTGCTTTAGATACTCTTTTAGAATATTTTAAAACTTTTTCTTTTCCAGGTTCTTCAATAAATCTATCAACATCTGCACCTGCCCACGCAAAAATAGCTTGATCATCATCTCCTGCTAAATACATATCTTCTGTATTTTCTTTTAATTTATCAAATAATTTCCATTGTAATGGAGATAAATCTTGAGCTTCATCTATAAATATAGTCTTAAATTTTGGTAAGTCAGGTTTATTAATTAATCTTTCAATCATGTCATTGAAATCTAATTTACCTGTAATTCTTTTATATTCTTTTAAATTTTTATCTAAATTATCTAATACATACCATTCTATTTCTTTTTTATTATGTTCACTTCTATCATATTCTTCTCTTATATTGATGTTTCTATTTATTGCTTTACCAATCATTTTAAAATATGGACTATCAATGTTTAAATAAAAAATTTCTTCTTGATTATATTTATCGTAATGTTTAACTTTTATATTTAGTTCTTTTCCTATTTTAACATAGTCGTCTGGTTGCATAACCATAGAGTCATTTAACTCTAATTGTTGAAAAGCAAAAGAATGAAGTGTTCTAAAGTAATTTAACTTATCATTTTCCACTGGCATTCTTTCTTTAGCAACTTTAGCTGCCTTTTTAGTAAAAGCAAAGTAACCTATTCTATCTAATGGAGTTCCTACTCTAATATATGCCTTAGCTCTACTAATTAGCTTATGTGTTTTACCTGTACCTGGAGGACCAAAATATTTATATATCATTATACAATTTCCTCTGGTTTTTTGAATTCAGCTAATTCAACTATATCAGCATCGTCTTCATCTTTTTTAAATAAATACAATGGTATAACTGCACAACCATTTACACCTGGATAAGGTTTATCTGTTTTCTTATCTTTACCAGGAAATCTTTTCTTATTACCAAACTGCGGTTTAGGCATATGGTCTTTTTCTTTCTCAAACATTTTTTCAATCATGTAAGAAGTTCTAGAAGAATCTTTCTTCCATTCATTATCTTTTAAATCATTAAAAAATTCATCGTATACAAAGTAAGCATAAGTATCATCTTTTAATACATTACCACTTTTAAAAGAGTTATGACTTGTAGCCTCTGTACTATGTATGTAATCTTTCAAATGTTTCTTTAATATCTCCATAGGTGTGGTCCCGGGAGCCGGTTGCACTGTACTAAGAGTAGTGAATAATGCTTTTTGTATTTCAAAGAAATCCATTCCTTTTATAGGAGGAGGAGGAAAATCTGCTTGAGCCATTATTAAACCTCTTAGTTCTTGTTGATCTTTTATTTTATTTACATCTTTTGCATGTACTTGAACTGTTTCCCCATCTTCTCTTTCTACTGTAAAATAATATTCAGGATCAGGTTTAAAATCTACCTTAATTAAATTAGTCATTAATGGCCAATTAATTTTTTTATCTGAAATAATTCCAAACTTTCTTTTTACACATTCTGATTTAATACATACTGGTGCTAGTAAATCATCATGACAAGTATGTCCTTTTTCTTGTTTCTCCCAATTTTTTATTTTCTTCTCAATATAATTATCAGTCCATATCTGATCGAATTCAAAATAATTTCTACCCGCTTTTAAAACCATCTTACCCCAATTGTCAGGATATTTTTTCTTAGCAAAAACCATGTAGTTATATAAAAATCTATCCCTACCATCAGTCATTTTGTTTTTAGATAAAATTTCTAGACATGGTGGACCATCTTTAAATTCTTCTGCACCACCTGTTAGTTCTTTTCTAATTAAATCATTAGATACGTTTTCTAATTTTTCGATATCAGCTTTATTTATTTCTACAACTTTTAAAAATAAATCTAATGGCATTTCTTTTCCAGAAGGATCTAATGCTACTCTCTCTGATTTATTAAAGTAAGGTAAATTTATAAAATTACCATTTACTTTATTACCATTTGTATCACTTCCTAGTTTAGTTTGCTTAGGAAATATTTCTGTTGTGATTGGTAACTTAAATAAAAATAATACTTGCTCTAAAAAATCTCTAATAACTTTAGCTTTAACAAATTCTTTAGTAAATAAATATAAATGAAGTCCACCACTTTTTGATTTAATTGGTATTAGTGGTAATTCTTTTTCTTGGATAATATCTAAATATTTTTTTATATCTAAA